ATAGCTTCAGTGAAATTACCAATAACAATCCGGAACGAATCCGCAAATCCGGTGCCAACCGCTTCCTTCACCGTACCGAGAAGCTGAGTAAACGTCTTCACTTCCGTAGCTGCTGCCTTAGCAATAGCCGCAGTCTTCAAAATTGCCGTGGCTTGCTGTTCGTTAAACCCCTTTGCGAGGAGCATTTCTTCTGTCATGTCTCCAGTAAAGGCTGACAGAGTCGTCGTGAGAATTTCGGCAGTGATCCAACCATCTTGCAAAGATTCACGGAACGAATTACCAGAATCTTCCCATTGCTTAAATGTCTGATCTACAGGAACATTGAGAACGTTCCCCATAGCTTTACCAGTTTCAAATAAAGCACTCTTAAAAGCTTCTCCACCCATACCGGCATTAACAACTGAGTTCCAGTCCATCAACTTCAAAGAACCAGTAGCGATAGCCTGTGACAACTGATACATAGCATTAGAGGCTTGCTCAGCATTCGATCCTGACATAGCCGCAAGGTTAGCAATACCCTTAATGGAGCTCACTGACGTCTCGAGATCGACGCCGGCGGCCGTGAACGTACCAATATTCCTAGCCATCTGACCGAAGTTGTAAATGGTCTGGTCAGAATATGCATTCAGTCTGTTAAGAGCATCACTAACCTGATCCAGAGTAGTGCCCTTGCTAGCAGTGTTAGCAAGAATAGTCTGGATAGAGTTTGCATTTGTCTCAAATTCACGAAAACCATCTAAGATTGGGGCAATAGTAAATGATTTGACAAATTGTAACCCAGATCGAATGGCAGTAGAAGTAATATTAGAAAGAGTAGTAAGGGCAATGGTGCTTAAGGCAAGGAAACTTTTACTGACGTTCTCAATTCCTTGAGAAATAGTATGGAAACTGACTTTTTCGGCTGCAGCACTTACATCACTAAGACCTTTAGTGGCCCCAGTAAATTTCAATGCTTTATCAAGCTGACCAAGGCTAGCAAGAGTCGTCCCAAGTTTTCTCTCAAACGAAGCATTATCAAATTCCATCCTTACAATACGATCGTCTACGCTAGCCATTTGTCACCTGCCTCCATACATCATCGAGAATCTTTTCGAACAGAGGGCGAATCACTGGATTAATATAATCAATTCCTTCTACAAAACCACCAGTTCCTGTACCATGACCATATTGAATAATGATAGCAATGTTGATACCATCTTCTACATGAGTATTATGGAAATTTACAGCATGTCTACCAACTTTATGTGTAACTGTATATTCCCAAGAATTAGCTGTTTCTCCAGTCTCACGAGGGGTAACACTAGATAATAAATTAACCCCAATGCGGCCATAATGATCGAGAACATTAAAAATACGATTAGATTTCATGAATTTTAAAAACGACATTGTTTCTTCAAATGAACCAGTGGATGTTGCCGATATCACTCCGCCATCCGGGCAGCAGCATCATCATTAACCGCCTTAACGATCTTGTCAATATCTTCGTCCGTAAACGTATATGCTTCTCCAGGAGGAGTCACGTCGTCAAATGCTCGAACCTGTGCAGCATCATCGATAAGGCCCTTAACAGTTGCGCCCAATTCAGGATGATCAGTAGCAATAATTTGTGAAGACGGACCGTTTCCATTATTAACAAATCGATAAAAATCCCACCAACGAACAATAGAGTCTAGAGCGGCAGGATTTGAAACGTGAGTGGCCGTATGGTTATTAGGATCGTATACAGAAATCTTTCCTGTAGGAACATCCCAAATCAGAACAGGATTCATGAGCTCTTCCTCTTTTAGTGGAGCTGGGATAGGCGGAGTGCCTTCACCATAGTTCGAATAGTCTAAATCAATTGCCAGCGAAGCTTTACTTGACCATGGCGCATTATATGACAATGGAAGACGCTGAACACGAGGTGGAGTAGCTTCAATTGTTCCGCCATGACCATCGCTTACAGCAATATGTCCATTAGCACCCCATCCTTGATACGGATCTTCTGGTTTATAAATAAGAGCACCGACAATGTTTTCGGCTGCCCAAAGCGGAATTTCCAATCCAGCCTTGACTGACTGGTCAAAAATCGTAACGCTTACATAAGCACCAAGCTCATATCCTTGACATACTTCAAACCCCGCAGCAACCAATCCTGAACAATCTTTATGACCACTAAGAGGATCAGTACGACCAGGAGCAGTAGAATATGGTTGCCCCTCAAAAATGCAACAAGCATTATAAAGATCTCGACCCGAGCCCATTATCGAAGATCCTGATCTTCTGGTTGCTCATTAGGTTGAGGCGGCTTATTTGGCTCGATTGGAACCTCATATCCCTCTGGAGGGGGAGGCTTATCATACATGTCGTCTTGCGTACGGTCCATTTTATCTCCTATAGAATCTTGAGAATCCAATTTAAAATGATTGATGGCTGAATATTCTGAGAAGAACCATCACCATATTCTGTTGTTGTAGAAATAACGCCCTCATCCCCAGACGCAAAATCAAGAAGCCCCGCACCAAATACCGCAAGACCAGTACCATGAGCATGTTCTTGCGTGAATTGACTACCACCAACTGCACCAAGAGTTGTACCAGTAAGTCCAGAACCAGCATTAGTAACTCGGTTAATTGCAGATCCACCCATATTGTCTTTACCTACTGGAATACGACCTCGCAAATCTGGAACAATTAGACTCGAGCCCGATTTCCAAGTTGAGCCACCAAGATTAGCCCATAATATTGGATATAATGTGTCTGCATTAACAACTGTCTGGCCATACATAAGTACATGATTTACTGGGGCCGACACGCCAATCCAAGGATAACAAGAACCAGGAGGAGGACCAGTATCTAAATACCAAGCTGTACCAGTCCAAATAAATTCCAAATTTGTATCGGTTTCATAAATCTTAACGCCCTCATCTCCAGACGTCATTGTGGGGCGGGTAATACTAGTACAAATAATTCTCTCTTGAAGCTTCCAAGTTGTACCACTCCACATACGAATAAGATTAGTGTCCGTTTCATAAATAGCTACGCCCTCGTCTCCAACATCTAAAGCAGGACGAGTACTGCTTGTGCAAATTACAAAACCAGAACCACCAGGGCCAATTGGGCCTCGTACATTTCCTGCATTAATATCAGTATCGTCTCTAGTAGTTAGAATAAGATCGTCTCCAACTACTTCTCCACTAATAATAGTAGCGTTTTCCATTTCAATCATACGTTCAGCAGTTAAGCCAGTTACAGTAGCCATGTCATAGATCCTCCTCATTCTTATCGCTGCTACTAATTTCATATGCATCGTCAGGCGGCGGATCTATAAATACTGCAGTATCAGAAGTAATCTCAAAGGTGGTCTCATCAAGCATGACAAGAATACCTTCTTCGTTTGTTTCGGCAGTCCATGTTCCATCACCATGATCGGTAATAATAAGACGATTCCACCTTCGAATAAAGGAAGAAAGTGCTCTCAAAGATGGAAGACGTGGGTCATTATCTTCATTTCCATAAAGAATTTCTTCAATATCTCGAAGAAGATTAGGGTCTAATACCATACTATCAAAAATAACATGAGCAGTAGGTCTAAAATTCTCAATTTCTTCTGGAATAGACGTGATTATCCATTCAAACTCAAGAGGTTCAGTATCTAAAGACATAGTCTGATACGTTCTTGTAGATGGAACAGCAGTTAAATTGTATAAAATATGAATCTTATAACCACTTTCAAGTCCAAGGACATCGTCACCAATCTTTGTTTGATACGATAAACCGAATCGACTTTTAGGCTGATTTGTAACATAGAAACCGGTCTGATCTTGTAAAGTTCCTTCGTATTTTAGAAATTCTCCAGGATAAGTAAAAGCTCGTAAAACAGCACTGAAATCTCCAATAGTTAGAATATCATTAAACTTTACGCCATCAAAATAAACTGGTTCTACTTCATCAGAATGCTCTTCGTCAATAGAAGTTAGACCGTTCCAAGCAACACCAAAAATGCCATCATCTATATAAAGAACACCTTTACTAATACCAGTCTCGTATACGCGGCTACCTATTTGGTCCCAAACAAGCGCAGACATTTATCCTCCAATCAGCCGCTAGTATTGAATTGTGCTCTTCGTTGGGCATTTAATTCATGATTTCTTCTAGAAATCTCACCTTTAGACATCTTCTTTGGTTTCGAATTCTTAATATTACAAATACGAATCAAAGCAAGAAGCCTGTTTAAATGCCAATACTCACATTGAATAGGAATTGTAAATGCAACCATCCAATAGTAAATCAATTCGGCAGTGATAACTTCACCCTTACCTTTACGTTCTGGCATTACCCCAAATGTAGTCGCAGATTCTGTTGATTCAATATAATCTTCAATTTGAGTAATGTTTTCTGGAGAAAGTCTAAATAAAATGTCAGTGGGATAAATTGAAGAGATAATCATAGCCTCAATGTAATAAAAAGTTTCTTCTTTAGTTTTATCATAATCAGCTAAGAAAGGCTTTTTGAATTTTGACTCCCATTTTGACAATGAAATTAAAGAATGCTCTAACTCTAATTCAATGTCGCCGACAGTTTCAAACTTCTCTGTCTCTTCATTGTAGTATTCAGTTCCTATAATAGTAAGCTTGAGCATTCTGAACTCTCCTTCATTACGGACCGTCGAAGAAGGCAATCACATCATCTGGACTCGGCAAATTTGCTGTACCAGCAATGTCTCCATACAATTCGGTCTCAAGTAAAGTAAGAGCTGCTCCATCCACCACACTTGAATCAATAACAATTAGAGAAGTGGGCCTAAGACCAGTCACAGGAACTGGAGTAGTAGAGATTTCCCAACTAAAGGCAATAGCCTCTGGTGAATCATTAATAGTGTTATAAGCCTTTTCAGACGGACTTGCCTGACATCCATAAACAAGATGAAGCTTATAACCATAATCCTCAGCAAGAAGATCATTACCTAGACGAGTACGGTATGATAAGCCAAATACTGGTCGAGACTGCTGACCTACAACTACTCCGGCGTTTGGAGTGGCAAGGCCATCAAACTGAGCAAACTCGTCGGGGTATGTAAAGGCTTCGAGGGTGGCACCAAACTCCTCAGCCGAAATAAGATTGAGGTACTTGATGTTATCAGCATACTGAGCATTGGCCTCGGCCCCAGTAGGAGTTTCTGAAACGCTCGTAAGACCATTCCAAGCGACGCCAGTAACATAATCTCCATCAACGTCCGGAATGTAAAGAACGCCGTGATCTACACCGGTTTCGTAAAGTCGTTCTCCTACCTGATCCCAAACTAGTACGGCCATCTGTTTTCCTCCTAGAAGAAAAGTTTGAAAACATCATGATTGAGGTTTTCAGCTGTATAAAACCGATCATATGAGCATAATGGTAATTCTGCAATTTTATTTGGAATATTACTATCTGGATTTCTATCAATGACTATTACCTGATAGCGCTTTTTGTGCGAATATGGTTTATCATCCGCAAACCTTGTTAATTCAAAATCTCTTCGATAAACAATGCATGGGTATTCCATGCTGACAGTAGGCGGAGGTTGAAAATATACTTGATCGGTTTCAAGAATTTCAGTTAAAAGCTCTTGAAGCTCAAGGCGTGGGGCCATTATAAACACTCCCAAGACTCAGAATGAGTCGAGGGCTCTTGACTTCCACATTTGTGATAGTCCACAGAACCCCCGCCCATCGTATGTATTTAATCTTGAAAAAATGCGCAATAGCGTAGTCATCCGCAACAATACTTATCGCATTATTAACACTGATGTTGTCATTAAGACTTTCACCAGAGTCTAATTTTCTAGTGTCGCGGATAACATCGCCATAATATTGAACTTCAGTAATCTCATCAATCCACACGCCAGAGTCAGATGGATTTTCAATGGATTCGCCATAACCAACTTCTCCAAAGAATCTTGCCATCTTAACTCCTTTTAGAATCAGGACTCGTTAGTAAATGACCAGCTGTCTTCCTCGCTAGTTGCGAAGTAATACCCAGACGCAGGAGTAGCGTTAACAATAAGAGTTTCACCAGAAGCAACTGCATTTGCCCCAGCACTCAAAGTGACTCCCTCGCCGTCCTTGTAGACGACTCCAGTAACTGTAGGAATAGTAACGTCTTCACCGTCGAATGTGGGCTCTGTCGGAACCACCAACACATTTGCACCAGCAGTCTTACGAACCACAAGTGCCGACTTTAACTTCACAAGAGCGCCACACATACGAGTTTCAATCAAATACTTGTACTGGTTATAGTCAATATCAAAATCGTCGAACAAACTAACCTGACCGCCAGCCGTTGCGCCCATAACATAATCAATTGGGTTGAAGATAACGGCGACAATATCGGGCTCATCTTCCATTACTTCGACAGCCACAATTCCAGAAAGACGAAGTTCAGCAGCCAGTTCGTCCAAAGACTTATAAATACGACGACCAACTTGGTCCTTCAATAACATGAATCGAGAAATAATCGTCTCAGTAGTATACATCGTCGGAAGACCACTACCCTTGTAATATCTACGATTAAGAATAATGGCATCAACAATTTCGGCAACAGAAGAGTTACTGTCGTCAATGTTAACGTTGATAGTCGTAGTAAATAGTTCATGGTCAGAAGCAACCGGGCGAATATTCTGCTCATTGATCTTGTCTTCATCTGAAATATCACGACCATCGCCAATAAGCATGGCTCGACCAATTTCCTCGTCGAGCATAAGACGCATTTCCGACTTCAACCAAGAAACAACATCGAAATCAGTGATGTCAACAATGTCATCACGATCAAGCTTCTGCTTCTTGTAAATAGTAGTCGGAGTAGTAATACGCTTGGCAACTCCGAAGAACTCTTCCTTCTTCAAACTACCAGTAATATAACCCTTTGCACGAGCTTCTTCGACGGTGATGTCAGCAGAAATACTCTTAATACGGCTAAATGGGCTCTTACGAGTTGCACTAAGAAGACTACCAACCCATTCAGTTCGGCGCTTTAAAAACTCCGGAGCAGTATTGACATTCATTGCGTCCGGGAATAAAATATCAATGTCTTCGATGCCGTGAGAAAGAGCATATTCCTCGACAGCATCCTTGAGAGACCCCAGCTTAGAAGCATCGGCCACGATACCTTGAATATCAGCATGAGAAAGAGAATGAGAAAGAACAGAAGACTTCTCTTTCTCATCCTTCTCGAAAACATTTCGGCTCATCTCGCTACCTTCCTGATCGTCAATACTACTTTGCTGGGCACTACCACCGGCAGACTCAATGGCCTGACCAATCATGTAATGAAGAACGTTCTTTTGCTTTTCGTTCATGGAATTATAGATGTCTTCAATAGTTTCGTCTTCGTCTGCATGCGTAATATCTTCTGCATTACTTTTCTCATCATTAATAGACCCAACAGCTTGACCAATCATGTAATGAAGAACGCCCTTCTGATCTTCATTCATAGAATTATAAACGTCTTCTAAAGTTTGTTCGTCGCTTGTATCTACAGGCTCATCCACAGTATCATCCTCTTTGTTATCACTTGTGTGCTGAAGCTCAAGTTCGATACCAGTGTAAATAATTGCTTCGTCATCTAAAGTAGTTTCATCACCATCAGAGTGACGAATAGTAACGTTTTCAATAACAGCGCCAGGATTAGCACCAGATAAAACGAGACTTACTTCACGAATAGCTCCATGAAGAACTCGACCAGAGCGCTCGACTAATTCATTAGCCCAAATAGATAACATATTAATGTCGCCATGCTCAAGAAGGCCCCTAGTATGAACAGCTCGAACAGACTCGTTGAAGTATCCGTATGCATAAACCCCATCATCACGATTCTCGAGAATTGCATGACCGAGAACGTTTTCCGGGTCTGAATGACCGTGCTGCCAAACAAGAGGAACACGCATCTTATCCTGATGCTTAAAAGCACCAGGCATAATCGTTCGACCATCAGAGCATTTAAGCCCTGCCTTAGTTGCGTAACCGCTGAAGTCCGCTTCCATTTTGACCATTCCTTTCTAAAGTGAGCTCCGGAATTGTTAGATCTGCTTCCGGCGGTTGAGGCATATTGCTGTTCCTGAGTTCATCTGCCTTTGGATCGCTTGATGGAGCAATCCCCAAGAATTGTCTAATCTCATTTGAGGTGAGGATCTCATTACGAGTAAACTTATCAGCAATCTCGGCGATACTACTAACAGGCACAAGCTTAAATGGGTCGCGGAAGTACATAATCTTTTCATTATTCATTGTTTTAACGGGCCCAAGGAATGTTCTTTGCATTGATTCAACAATAGCATCAATAATAGGCTCAACAGTACGGTTGTAGTAATTAAGCATTGCTGGCTCTTGGGCAGTACCATTCATTACTTCTTCAGTAAGACCAAGTTGATTATACAATAGTGCGGTTAGGTATTCAACTTGCTTAAGGAGGTTGTTCTCAGCAGGACGGTTAATTT